TCTCTGAGTTCCATCTCTTCAAGATGCTCAGTTTCATTCAATGCTTGATAGAAATGTTCTTTCATCAAGTATATGTGGTCTGCTCCTCTGAGTCCTAATGACTCACGAAAATGTAGGACACTAATAAAAGAGAAGTATGGTGCTCTAGCAATAACTTCTAGAACCCAAAATCTCTGGAAATCTCTACCTCTGTAGAGAAAGTCTAGGATATAGATTGTAGTATCCAAGACCCATGTGTTGAATTGTTTCATATGAGTATTTATACTTAATCTCTCTGTCTCCAATCATCTGATCTCTTATCATTCTTGAACCAATCTGCTATGTCATCTGCTCCATCGAAACCCCTTTTATGTTTCCTTGGATCGGAGTCTCCTATATCCAAGTACTTAAGAAAAGTCGAATCATCATCCGTTTTTAATCTTCTTGCCGAACTTAACATTCCTCTTGCAGATGTATTCGCTTTTGATAACTTCTCTGCCCATATCATATCTTCTAATGGAACCTCCGTTCCTGCTGCTATTGATCTACAAATTGCTTCAAGTCGCAAACGATATTGAGTGGAAAGCATAAGGCATATATTAAATTTTTTTTATTTATAGAGACATTTTAAATTTAGCATAAGGTATAGATCTAGCATCTGCAATTTCACTAGATAAAACCACATGCATTTGCCCTAAAACTTCATCCCAAGTGTAATTTCTCATTGTTCCCCAGTGATAATTAAACCCCTTAAATCCCCATCTTTGCACTTCAGTACAGGCTATTAGAGGAAATTCATCATATCTAATGTTGGGTGTTTTTGCTCTGTATATAAAAGTATAGTAATTTCCTGGTTCGGGAACAATTTCAATATCTGTTAACGCTTCTGTAATCTTTAGCATGAGATCATCAGCATCTTCTAGACCTGTCATTTCATCAACTATAGGTTGTAATCTACTCATACCCCTAAATGATCCTCTGTTAAAATTTTAAAAGTTAAACTTCTATCAAGACAATATTCTTTTGCTGCTTTCCATTTTGCTTGATTCTTAGCATATTCATATACCTCACGGACATATGCTTTAGTTTTTCTCTTTTTAACTTGTGGTTCTATACATTGCTTCTTTGGTTTCACCTCTATAATATACTTTTTAATCTGACCAGTGTTCTCACGAACTTTAATATAAAAATCTGGAAAATACCTGTGAATACGGTTATCCAAAGGACTACGATATGGGATAATTATCTCTTCACTACCCCATTCTAGTATGTTTGGGTTCTTATCACAGTACTTCATAAACTTGCGTTCCCACAAACTACGATAAATAATGTTTAGATGGTTCCCTCTATACTTTTCTATATTAATAGGTCTGAACTTACCTGAATAAGCCATCGTACTATAACCTCTAAGGGTATTTATTGTGTCAAGAGACGGATCACCAAGAGTAAGAAGAACATCTGATATCCTACCGTTGTTTACAAAAGTAGCAACGACTAGTCATTATGAGTTATCATTTCCAGCAATGCCTTGGCAATTGTTGACCTATATTAAGTTAAAGAGTGAAGATACTATAGATAACGCATTTGTTTTCAGAGATCTAGGTTTATTGTGTAAAGGTGCAGCATTACCTGGAACTGCATATGCTACAGCTCAGATTAATGGTAACTATATGGGTATTAATCAAAAGTATGCTCATACAAGAATATACACAGATGCATCATTTACTTTCATGGTTGATGATGATTATAGAGTAATTAGATTCTTTGAGCTATGGCAAGAATTTATATCAAGTGGATCAAGCACTATGAGAAATAGAAAAGCATATTATCATAGAATGCAGTATCCTTCAGAATATAAGTGTGATACTTTAAATTTAAAGAAATTTGATAAGAATCATGGTAATAGTATAGATTATACTTTCCTAAATTCATTTCCAGTTAATATCACTCCTGTTGCGGTTAGTTACGATACAGCTCAAATCTTAGAAATATCGGTTTCATTTGCTTATGATAGATATTACTTTGGTAATCTTAGAAGACAAGATACTAGGACTAATCAAGGTAGTGGAAATCCCAACAACCCATATCCAGCTAGTTTCTTAGACCATGCAGGTAATGCTGTAGGTAATACTCCTACAACTGGTACCAGCGATCTCACAAAAGTTGGTAATTCAGGTGGTACTTCATATCCAGGATTAGAAAATGGTGACATAATTCTTGATCCTAATAAAGAATATAGTGATTCTGAGACAATGAAGATCCTTCTGACATCTCCAGATACTAATGGTGGTTTACCTAAAGAATATATCGCATAAATGTGTTATAATATAAGGTAGTGTTTATTATTATATGGGACTTGCTAAAGATTTAAAAGTAGGAACTAAACAATCTCACTCTGCTGCAGAGAATACTAAGTTTGTTTCGTCCTTTCTTCGTGGTGTAGTAAACAAAGAAAAATATAGACAACTTGTTGCTAACTATTATTTCATATACCATACCATAGAGTCAGAGGTTAGAAGATTAAAAGATGATCCTCTCATTGGATCTTTAGATATTAAAGAACTTTACCGTCATGATGCATTAGCAAAGGACTGTGAATACTTCTTTGGTGCTGACTGGAGAGATAACATTTATCCTTCAAAAGCATGTCAACAATACATTGATCGTATTGGAAAGGTTGCCCATGAAGAACCAGAACTTCTTATAGGACATCATTATACAAGGTATCTTGGAGATCTATCTGGTGGACAGATTCTTAAGAATATTGCAGAGAAAGCATTAAAGTTAACTGATGGAGGTCTAGACTTCTATGAGTTTCCTGATATAGAGAACAAAAAAGAATTTAAAAACACATATCGTGCTACACTAAATAAGATGCCTGTGACACAATCACAAGTGTCTGCTATCGTTACTGAAGCAAACTACGCATTTCGTTTAAATATGTTCATGTTTGATGAATTGGATGGTAATGCGTTTAAATCTGCAGTTGCTTACTTCTGCGGAGTACTTAGAGGAAATACTGATGCCATTACCTAAAATTGTTACCCCGACCTATACATTAACTATTCCTTCGTCGGGTAAAAAAATTACATATAGACCTTTCCTAGTCAAAGAAGAAAAAGTTCTTATCATGGCAATGGAAAGTGATAATATGGATCAAGTTGGTAGAGCAATTAAAGATGTTCTATCTGCATGTATCAATACTCGTGGAATTAGAGTAGACAAGTTATCCACATTCGACATTGAATATCTATTTCTTCATGTTCGTGGTAAATCTATTGGTGAAACTATTGAGGTCATGGCAACTTGCCCTGATGATGGTGAAACTAAAGTTCCTATAACAGTAAGTATTGACGAAATACAAATTAAGACTAATCCAGAGCATAATAGAGATATCAAATTAGATGAAAAGTTGACTATGAGGATGAGATATCCTTCTCTTACTGAGTTTGTTAATCGAAATTTTGGAGAAAGTGATACAGTAACTGCATCATTTGATGTCATTGCTTCTTGTGTAGAAATGATTTATACAGACGAAGAAACATGGTCTGCAAAAGATCATTCTAAAAAAGAATGGCTTGCATTTGTAGAGACATTACCATCAAATGCATTTAAGCAGGTAGAAAAGTTTTTCAATACCATGCCTAAATTAGAGCATACTGTTACAATTACTAATCCTAATACAAAGATGGAGAGCGATGTAAAGTTGGAGGGTTTAGCAGCTTTTTTCAGTTAGCGATGTTGCACCAAGATATCGTGGCGTTTTATAAAATTAATTTCGCCTTGATGCAGCATCATAAATACAGTTTGAGTGATATCGAAAACATGATTCCTTGGGAACGAGATATATACATTAATCTCCTCCAACAATATATTGAAGAAGAAAATCTAAAAAACCAACAAGCTAGAGGCTAATGTCGGTACAAGCAAGTAAAGTATTTCCAAAATCTAGTAGAACTGATCGACAACGAGCATCTACTGATAGGGATTTTGCTGGAAATTCTAAGGAGGAATCAACATCAAAAGCATTTATAGGACTTAGTAAAAATCTTTTTGCGATTCATAAGAATTTAGGGGCAATTGCTGATTTATTGAAACAACAATCATCAAATGAGAAAAAAGAAGATGATGCAGAATTAAAAAAACAACAGAAAGACGAAGATGCAAGGCAAAAATCTGGGGCAGAAAAAGCACTTGAAGGGATTATAAGTACTGCGGTGCTAAAACCGATACAGAAGATGAAGGACACTACGGCAGGTATATTTGAACGACTAATCAAAGTGCTTGGTGCATTGGGTATAGGTACGATTGCTGTGAAAGGTCTAAAAGGTATAGAAGCTTGGATGGAGGGAGATAAAAGTATTCTTGAGCAATTAGAAAAAGATATTAAAACAATGTTAGGTGTAGCTGCTGGAATATTTGTTGCTGTAAATGTGGGAATACCTCTTATTTCTGGTGCATTAGGTAGTATAATAGGTAGTCTTGGAGTGGGTGGAGCATTCAGTGGTATTTTAGCATTGCTAGGTAATCCTTATGTTTGGTTAGGAATTATTGCTGCTGTAGCACTGACATATACAGGAACAATGCTTTATAAACTACTTAGAGGGGAATATGGTGCTAATTTAGAAGGTATTGGATCTTATAATGAAGCAACTCAAGAGAGTATTATGAGAATTAGTGAAATAGGTATAGAGGAATGGCAAAAAGAACAAAGACTAAAAATGCAAAAGTTTCTGGTCGAAAATCCTCAGTTACTTAATAAGGATGGAACACTTAATCGAGCAAAACTGAATTTTTCTTTTGCAGGAGCAGAGTATCTTGAAATGGAAGATGATCTTAAAAAATCTATGAAAGGTGAATTTGATAAATTTGATCCTTCAAGGATGAAAGCAGAAGATGCTGAAATAATGCAGAAGATACCAGAACTTATTGAAAAATTTAGAGGTGAATGGGCTAAGTTTTTTGGATTAGCAAGAGAAATAACAGCATTATATGAGGGTAAAACAAGTCTTGATGAATTGCCAGAGAATGTACAAAATACAATCAAAGGTTTAATGAGTACTCAAGCAGGTCATAAGGCAAAGATGATTGAGTATTTGGATGGAATTAAAGAATTAAGAGAACAAATGACAAGTGATGGTAAAAACCAACTTCAATTGTTCTTAATAAAAAATAATATACCTGATTTACTTTTCAGAGCCGATTGGTGGGGAGAACTTGTAAAACCTGGTCCTATTTTGAGTCTGGATCAAATGACAGCAGGTATGGAAGGACTTAGACCAGGTAAAGCTATCGATTACTTTAACAGTTTAGGAAACTTTAATACTAATTTAAAATCAGAATTACAGAAGTTTGATCCTAATATGACTTTCCAGTCAGAAACAAAGGATAATTCTCTTTCTCAAAATAATGACAATTCTAATCTAGATTTTGCTTCAACTTCTAATGCTTTTACGAATGAAAATTTGTCATTAGCAAATCAAATTAGTGATTATGATGCTTTTAATGAGAAATTCAACATAGTTCCATTTGATATTAGTCAGGGTGAAACTAATGTTGATTCTGATATAACTTCTACTAGTTTCTTTGCTGAAACAGATTTACCAGCTTTTTCAATTTTTGATAATGATAATTTTTATAGAGATTTAGCTCAAAGTAATTATGGAGTCTATGACTAATGGCAACTTTAATGCCTACTAAGGATCAAGTACTAGAAATTGGTGCTGGTATTCTTGCTATTAGAGAGACAACTCAAGGTATTCGTAAATCTTTAGGAAAGGAAGTTAAAAGAGATAAAGCCGCATCTGAGAAGAAACAGGGATTCCTCCGAAGAATGTTTGCGAGGAAAAAGAAGCAAGATGCAGAGAAAATTATTGAAGCAAAGAAGAAGAAAAATTTTATGGGAAAAGGAGTAACAGCTGTTGCATCTGCAGGTAAATCTTTCGTGGAAAGACTATTTGGTGCTGCTGGTGCATTATTAGTTGGATTTCTTGTTGTTAATTTACCAAAAATTATTGAAGAAGTAAAAAAAATTGTTGATTGGTTAAAAGCTGTAAAAGAATGGGTAGATGATTTTGTTGATAAAGTAACAGATGTTAGTGATGTAATCATAAACACCGTTAAAGAATGGATAGCTAATATAAAAGAAACTTTTGGATTTGAAGATCAGAAAGATGAAGTTGAAAAGAAGATGGATGAGTTGGGTAAAACTGCTCAATCTTTAGAAAGGGATTGGAATGCAGGTCAAGAAAAAATTAAAAAAGAATTAGAGAAGGCAGAAGAGGAAGGTAGAAGATCAGTTGAAGGATTGCCATCATCACAGGCAGAAGTAGTTGAGCAATCTAATAACAGATCACAGGAGATTCAAGCATTACAAGAACAAAGAAATAGTGGAGAAATATCTCAGAGTGAGTATGAGACTGAAGTTAATAAACTTTATCAAACAGATGAAACTAGTTCAGATCAGGATTTAACCATCAAAAATCAAATTGATAGAGAAAATTTGAGTCCTGCTGAATTTTTTGGTACTAATGAGTTTGGTGATGGTGGTACTGGTGACACAGAAATCAATACCAATGTTGAAGAAATTGATAAAAATCTAAATTTCGATTTAGAGGGAACCAACACAAATGAGAATAAAGATCTCTCTTTAGAGAATAATAATAATGGAGGAGTTAATTTTGTCAGCACTAAAAAGAACTCAGACATTACACAAAATGGGGAAGAACAACCAAAAGTAGTAGTATATCACAAATCTGGTAAGAGTATGAAATTCTCACCACCAGGTATAGGAGTTGATGGACTAACCAAAGAAGAAGCAAAAGCATATTTTCTAGAACTTCATAATAAACATCCTGACTTAAATTTTGATGAAGAACATGACTATGAAGCACTTGAGATAGTTCTTCATGATAAATTTAGGGTCAATACAAGTTCTGTACAAGTTGATGCTCCCGAAGAATTTATAAAGAACATGAAAAAAAATTACTTGCCAGATGAAATGAATCTAATATCACCAACTGGCGGTAAAACTATTGTTGTTCCTGTTGATACCTCCCAAAGCGGAATAAATAAAAATAAAACAAAAGTAATTTCTAGTGGTAGTGAAGAGGGTACAACTGCAGTCGTTGAAATTTCAACAAACCCAATAAAGAAAATTAATCAGTTCAATAGACACTTTGTATAATGGCAATATCACCAACTGCTGCTTCTACCTTTGAAGAAATCACTATAACTTCGTCTAACGGTGAAAAAACTGTTAGTTTAATTGGTGGTGTTACTAGATTGCAGTATTTTGAGACTTTAATGTCTCCAATGTGTACTGCTAAAGTAGAGGTAGTTAATACTGGTAATACTATTGATGGTCAATCATTATATAATGGTTTACCTATTCGTGGTGGAGAAAGAGTATATTTTAAAATAAAGACTCCTGTTGAGGCAGAGGCAGAACAAGAAGAACATCTTGAGAGTGTTTTGTATGTCAATAAAGTAACTGATGTTGTATCTGACAAAGCAACTGAAGTTTTTACTTTACATCTTGTTTCTAGAGAAGCTATTAGCAATGAACAAAGTAGAGTAACTAGAAAATTCTACGGACAAACTATAGATAAGAGCATTGGTGAAATTGTTAAGTTAGTAGAACCTTTAAAACAAGAACCATTTGAGGAAACTGAAAACATTTATAATTTTATTGGTAATTTAAGAAAACCTTTTACACTTATATTATGGTTAGCATCTAAAGCAATTCCTGTAGGGGCAACAAGTAGGAGTGCTGGATTTTTCTTTTGGCAAACTAGAAAAGGATTTCATTTTAGATCAGTTGAAGATATGATAAAAAAAGCAGTAGAGGGAAAAGATAACTTACAAAAATATTATTATTCTCAAACAGTAGATCCTTCTCTTGAAGATTCCCTTCAAAATGCTACAAAAATTTTAGCATTTTCAGTTAGAGAAGATTCTGATGTTCTTACTGATTTGAATAGTGGTGTTAAATCTACATATAGAATATTTTTTAATCCAGTTACTTTTGAGTTTACTCAACCACAAAATTCTGTATTTAGAGAAAAACCAGCATCAAGTTTAGGAGTTCCTGAAGAGGAAGAACCTAAGGTTGCTGATCCAGAAAACATTCCAGCCAACATGATGGCTTCTAGAATCATTACTTCAGTATATGATGTAGGAACCTTAGAAGCTGGTATATCTACAGATGTTAATTATGATCCTGTTGATAGCACATCACAGGCTATCACAAGATATGGTATGCTATTCAACACACAATTAACTTTGACAATACCCACTAACACCAATTTAGTTGCTGGTGATGCTATAATGGTATACTTCCCTAAGACAACTGATGAAGAAACTGTGATGGACGATAGGATGAGTGGAATATATATTATAAAGGATCTCACTCATTTATTCCTACCTAACTCATCTTATACAGCATTAAAAGTCGTTAGAGATTCACACGGTCTTTACCCACAACAATAACTATGACTACTAAAATTCCAAATCAAGATTTAAACCATGCAAATATTGATCCTAAAGATGGAAAAGAACATGTAAATCATGGTATAATAGAATATACTGAAGCAGACCTCAAGATGCATAATGATGCATTCCATGATCACACAGAAGATGAAGTAGTACCTAATGATGGTAAGATTAATGATTGGCACACTCGTCATGAAGATAAGCATCTAGAGATATATTGTGATAATCATCCTGATTCATTTGAATGTAGAGTATACGACGACTAATGATAGACGCATCGATTTTAGGTAATAGTCAATTTTTAGGTAGAGACGGATTCCGTTGGTGGGTCGGTCAGATACCCCCTCTTGAGGCACAAGAAGATCAATTAGCAATTGGAGAGGGAGTAGGAAATAGAGTAAAAGTAAGAATCATGGGATATCATCCTTTTAATGAGGATATCTCCAATGAAGATCTTCCATACGCACAAGTTTTACTTCCTACAACTGCTGGTAGTGGTGGAGCACAATTTGCTAACTCAGTTAAATTACAACAGGGTGATACTGTATTTGGATTTTTCTTAGATGGTGATGCTGCTCAACTTCCATTAATTATTGGACATTTTGGTAGAACATCGCTAGTAAATAATGATGACTATAGTACACCATTTTCTCCTTTTACAGGATTAACTGAGTATACACCTACTAATGCTAGAAACCCTACGAGTGAAACAAACGAAAATAATAAAAAGTCACAACCACCACCAAGTAGTTCTACTGACTCTACCATAACAGACGCAGTAGGTACTGGTGTTAAGGTAATGGTTGCTGATACTTGTAAGAGTAATCCTATCTCAGAGATGGCAAATACTGTTGAGAATTTGGGATTGAAAATTCAGCAGTTATCTTTAGCTGGATCTAGTTTAGACCTTGAACTTAAATCTGCTTCTGATTTGATTGAACTGCAAGCAAATAAATTTGTTGGTACTATGTTTACCAAACTCTTTGATAAACTAGAGAGTGTTGGTTCTCAAGGATTAGAAAAATTATATAAACGAGTCTACCGAATAGTATTTGCAGTAACAAAATCTAGTAATGCTGCCCATAGAGCAGGAGTTGCAGCACAAACTGCTATGGTTCCTCCTACATCATTTTTACAAGAATCAATTGGTTGCGTTGCCAATAAAGTAGTTGAAGGATTAGGTGGTACGATTGAAGATTTATTGAAAGGATTTATAGATGAAGGAAGAGACTATGCTGGATGTATGGGTGCTCAGTTTACTGGGGCATTTTTAAATGTAATTACAGATAGAATTGATAGTTTAATGTCAGGACCTTTATCTGCAGTAGCAAAAATTGTCGCACCAGGATTTAAGGTTGCAGATTTCTTATTAAGTGCTGCTGGTAATCTTGAGGATGTTGCTGCATTCCTTGATTGTAATCAGACTAACAAAGGTAAGTGCCCTGCAGATAAGCAATATGTTGTCGGTGGTACTAGTGAAGAGAAAGGAGACGATCCTTTTTCATATGTTATAAATGCAATGAATATATCTAGGGGTGCTGCTGATATGACTAATGCTTTTGAAAAGAAATGGGGTAAGTGGGATATATTTGGTGATGGTAGTTTATTAGAAGATAGTGGTAGTGGTACGATTCCTGGTGGTTGTTATGGTGGTGAAAAGAGTAATTGTACAGGACCTTATATTGAAATATATGGTGGTGGTGGATCTGGTGGTGTTGCTAAACCTATCCTTGGTAATTTTGTAGATAATACGCCTGGATTAAGAAAGTTAGTTGGTGGAGTACAACGAACTGCAAGTATTTTAGGTGCTAAAATAAACAATGCTGGTTCTGGATATCGTTATCCTCCTATAGTTAATTTTAGAGACAAATGTAATATAGGATATGGTGCTGTTGGTCATGCTATTCTCAATGATGAGGGTGGTATAAAAGCTATTATTATGGAATCTACTGGAGAAAATTATCCTGCACAGTTAGATGAAGATACACAATCAAACTTAGGAATTACTACGATTCAAGTAGAAGCTGGTGGACGAGGATATCTACCAACAGATCCTATTATACTTCCTGGTATTAGTACATCTGGTAATGCATTCACAGAGGTTCCTCCAGTTGTTGTTACTGGTGTTGAAGGAGCTCCACTAGACTCTGTTGTTACTTCACCTGGATTTGGTAAAACTACACCTATATACGAAACTGTCGTAGAAAATGGAACTATAACTGCTGTTAAGGTTCTAAATATATTGAGGTTTGATGAGACACTTCCTACTCTTATAGTTAAGAGTAAAACTGGTATCGGTGCTAGATTAAAACCTCTGTTTGGTGAAATTACCGATACTCAAGTTGGTATTATATCCGCAATCGACTGTATCTAATGTCTGAACAAAAGAAAAATTACGCTAGAAGAGTCATTGACTGTAGAGGTCCACATTTCAGGATTGATAGTGGACATCCTCAAGTTGGTGCTTCTGGTGCAGAAGTTTTTAAAATATATGCTACAAATGATAATGATGATGTATTTTTAATCGATCATACTCAAGGTGGGTTGTCTAGAATTTATGCTGACAGAACATTAGAAATTAGAGCTGGTGATAAGAATTCACCTGGCAAAATTGATATTAGAGTAAGTGCTGCTGCTGGTAATGTTACTGTTAATGCTGATAATGGCTTATTAAGTTGCTCAGGTAAAAATGTTATGGTTAAAGCAACTCAAGACCTTGATTTAAACGGAGGAAGAAATGTTAATATTACTGCAGGATCTGGTAGGGTTCATTTAAAAGGAAATACTTGTTCTGCATCAGGAAAAAGAGGTAACTTAATTCATAAATCTTTTGGTCTTAATATGTTTGCAGGTTCTTATGTTCCTAACAATGTTCTTCAAGCAGCGTTTGGTGCTGATGCCTCAAAGACTATATTAGCTACAGGTGAAGCTGCATTTGCATCTGCTGCTACTGGTGGATTTGGTGGATATCTTGCTGATTCTGTATTATCCAGTACTGGACTTGGTGGTGCTGCAGGTGGAAAAATTTCTAAAGAATTAGGAGGATTGTTTAGTTAATTATGGGATATACTAAATCCAAAGATGGCACAGAAAAAACTGTACTAGGTGGTTCAGTTGAATTTCCTGATGAGACTAGTTTTCTTTCTGATACAAAATTTGAGGGTGATCTCAATGTTGATGGTAATCTAAATGTATCTGGTAAAGCTACCATAACTGGTGATGTAATTGTAGAAGGATCGTTAGAGGTACAAGGAACTTTAAAAATAAAAATAGGTGGTCAGACATTTACTATATCTGGAACTAAATTGACAGGAGCTACAGGTAATTCACTCTTACCTACAGATAGGGTGTTGACAGTTTCATAAAATAGTATTATAATATATTTGTTGGACGCAACATGGGAGTGACTGAATAAACTTACTGGCAACTGCTGGTTAAGGTGATGAGACACAGGTGGTGCT